CCCCTCAATGCCAAAGGCAAACCGTTCTCATGGTCCTTCTCAGTTGTAGAGAAGTACGAAAACTGCCCGAAGAAGTACGCAGCTGAGAAGTTTTATTTTACCCTTCCATATGTTCAGAACGACGCTGCCAAGTGGGGGGACAGAGTCCATAAAGCCGGAGAACTCTTCCTCAAGGGCATCCCCCACAAGGACGAAGAGGCCCTGCTCCCAGTAGAGCCCTACTGCACCGCCATCTTGAGAACCGGTCACAAGGTCGAGGCGGAGGTTGAGGTTACTCTCACCCGAGGCATGGCTCCTACCTCCTGGTTCGCTAAGGACGCATGGTTCAGGGCCAAGCTCGACGTGGTGGTCACCAAGGTCAAGGAGAACGCGGTTAATTTGTACGACTTCAAAACCGGAGGCAAGATCAAGGACGCCCCGGACCAGCTCAGGCTCTGCGCCGCCGCCCTGGCCGTGGTCCGCCCCTACCTGCAGGAGTTCACCGGCAAGTATATCTGGACCCAGCATAAGCAGGTCACCGGCATCGAGCCGATTGCGAAAGCGGATATCCCAAAAATATGGCAGGAGTTCCTGCCGCGGGTGGCGCGGATAGAGGAGGCATGGAGGACTGAGCGGTTTGATCCTCGGCCTTCTGGTCTGTGCCCTTGGTGCGCTGTGCCCGACTGCCCACAACGAAGAGGAGAGAGGAGAATATGAACTTTAGCAGAAAAGTAATAGTCCTAAAAAGAACTTGGCCACACGGTTACAACCAACCTGCAGTCGTAGAAGAGATTGGCGTAGGCGAGTTTCATTGTTGGGGGTCAGGGTATGAGGAATTTGAAGCAGGTCCTGGGAATTACACGATAGCGATTGTCGAGATGCCAGACGGCGCAATCATTACTCCAAATCCATGCGATGTGGTTTTCATCAAGGAGTAAACCATGATCCTCACCTACGAAGACTATCTCGATTACTGCGAAGCGACCGACACCTACCCCCTCGACCCCGACGCCTGGCAGCAGGAGAGGGACGAGGCCCGGGCCGAGAGGCTCATTCAAAATAAGGAGATTGATGATGCTGCTTACTGACAAGATTAAAGAAGCAATACTCGACGGTGCAGATCACCCTCGGCTTGAACGAAGGAACGGGGAACTAATTCTGAAAGCAACGAGTGTGATAATTGAGGTAAGACCGGATGCCGCCGGCACCAACACTATAGTTCTGACTCTTTGCGGGGGCGGTGTACCTATAGCCATATACACTTTTCCGGAATACCGGGTTGGCTATACTATCAGCAGCATAACCGGGATCAATATTGAAGTACCGTTAAAGATAACCTCTTGGTAAGGAGCCCACATGCCCTGCATTGATGTCTCGATAGATTTAGAAACAATGGGTAACGGCCCGGACGCAGCGATCATCGCCGTCGGTGCAGTCGAGTTCTCGCTTGCCACCGGCCTGCTCGGTCAGGAGTTTTATGAGGTCGTCGATCTCGAGTCCTCAGTGGCCGCCGGCGGCACGATCACACCCTCGACCGTACTCTGGTGGATGCAACAGAGCGACGAGGCCAGGAAGGTCTTTGAGCGCAAGGGAGGACATATCGAGACCACCCTGCACCATTTCACCGGCTGGGTGTACCAGTTGAACGGAGTGCGCAACGTCTGCATCTGGGGCAACGGCGCTGCGTTCGACAATGTCATCCTTCGCACTGCCTACGAGCGGCTGGGGTTGAAGGCGCCGTGGAACTTCTGGGACGACCGGTGTTTCCGGACGATCAAGGCCCTGCATCCAGAGGTTGAGTTCGTGAAGGCTGGAGTGGCACACAACGCCCTTGACGACGCTAAGAACCAGGCGCGATATTTGATGGAGGTACTGAAATGATGAACGAAAAACTCGAAGCACTGATCAAGGAAGCTGCAGCCCTGGCCAAAGAGTGTGACCCGGAGGCCGCCATTGTTCTCTACTGTCTGCATGGCGCGATGCTGTGCGGCCAGACTGGGTTGATGGCAGCACTCTCAGGAGAGTTGGCCCAAGTCATGCACGACAAATTGATTGAGCCCCTGGCAGAGGGGACAGTGCAATGATCCCCTACGGAAAAGAGTACCTCTGGCCGATCATCAAGGCGGATTTGAGCATCCTGCTCGTTGTTTTCGGGATTTGGGTGTTGATATGAACTACTGCGAGACGTGTGCGTTTTGGAAACTAGAGAAATACCCGACGATAAACGCCAGAAATGTATGCTCCTGCCAGAAATTGTGTGAGTGCTCAGAAGAGGAAGCCTTCGCTGACGACGCGCTTACTTACAGCTACGACGAAAGTGGGTCGTTCTACCCCGGGCCGAAATTCGGTTGTGTGCATCACAAGGAGAAGGAATGACTCCTGAAGGCCTGGTCAAGGATGCCACGAAAAAACTCCTCGCCAAGTATAAGATCTACCCGTCCTCGAAAGCTGGGTCTGGCCCGGGAGGGCGAGGTCTGCCGCTCGACGCCGCCGGCTGGTACTGGATGCCGATAAAAGGTGCCGCGTTCGGCGTCCGGGGGATCCCCGACTTTGAAGGACATTACCGAGGATTTTACTTCGGCCTTGAAACGAAAAGGAAGACAGCGAAGGCCGAAGGGTTCCAGAAGATGCAAGTGGACGCAATCCGCTGCTCCGGCGGCGCAGTTTTCGTGATCGATGGAGAAGAGTCGTTGAAGGTGTTTGAGGAGTGGCTGGACGAGCAGCAAGAAGCTGCTGACTTTCAAGAGTTCTTGAATGAGGAAGGCCTTAGCAGATGAGCCTCTCCCTTGCAGATATCCAACAGCGCCAGAACCTCCCGCTTGACCAGAAGATCGCCTGGAGCCGAGAAAGAATCAGAGAGTGGTATGAGGCTTGGGATGGTAAGGTGTACGTAGCTGACTCTGGAGGGGCGGATTCGACTGTTCTCAGACACTTAGTACGACAACTATATCCTGATGTGCCGTCAGTGTTTGTAAATACCGGCTTGGAGTTTCCTGAGATTGTCGCATTCATGAAGACCATCTCGAACGTAGTATGGCTTAAGCCAAAAATGCCATTCGTCGAGGTCATCAAGCGGTACGGGTACCCAGTTGTAAGCAAGGAGGTAGCTATGGCTATTTCCCGTTGTAGAAATACCAAGTCAGAGGATCAGCGCAGGTTGAGGTTATGGGGAGGGGTGAACCCGTCCACTGGCAAGAAGCAGACTGTCGGAGTGATTCCCCAGAAGTACCATTACTTAGTCGACGCTCCTTTCAAGATCAGTGAACAGTGCTGCGAGTGTATGAAAAAGCAACCGTTTAACAAATACCACAAGGGCACTGACCAGGTCCCGTTTGTAGGAGTTATGGTTTCTGACAGCCGGTCCCGGCTAAGAAGTTATGCCACCCATGGATGTAATGTTTTTGACCGTAAGAAGATGATGTCCCGCCCACTCTCAATTTGGACCAAAGACGATGTCTGGAGATGTCTGAAAGCCGGCATTCCTTATAGCCCTATCTACGACATGGGCTACGACCGTACCGGCTGCGTGTTCTGTATGTTCGGTTGCCAGATGGAAAAAGAGCCTCGGTTTGTAAAACTGAAGCAGACCCACTCAAAACTCCACAGGTACTGCATGGAGTATCTCGGCTTAAAAGAAGTCCTGGAGTTTATGGAAATCCCCTATGAATGACGCCCGAGTAATCAACGACCATTACGTCCTGCAGACCCTCGACGCCGGCCAGTACAAAGCCCTGTTCCCCGACCTGAAGGTCGCCATGGTGCAGGGCAAGCAGTTCGTCGCCGTGCCGCAGACCCTCGAGGCTGCGCGGGTCCTTAATAATCTGGGGGTGAAGGTGCACAGCCCGATCAGGGACTGTTACAACTGGCCGGGGAGGTTCACGCCGCGGTGGTACCAGATCGACACGAGTGAGTTCTTCACCCTGCACACCCGGGCACATTGCCACTCGGCACCAAGGACTGGGAAAACGAACGCTGCCCTGTGGGCCGCTGACTACCTCCGGAAGGAAGGCTATGCTCACCGGGTCCTGATCGTCGCTCCGCTCTCTACGCTTTTCGATGTCTGGGAACGCGCCATCTTCGAGTCCCTGCCGCTCAATACTTTCGCCGTTCTGCATGGCAGCCGGCAGAAGCGCCACGAGATGCTCGCCCAGAAGCATGACTATTACATCGTCAACCACCACGGCGTCGGCCTGATTGAAGAAGCCCTGGCCAGCCGCCCGGACATCGACCTGGTTATCGTCGACGAGGTCGCCGTTTTTAGGAACTCACGATCCAAGACCCTCTTCAAGCCCCTCAACCGAGTGCTCAACGCCCAGAAGATCGCCAGAGCGGCCTGGGGCCTGACCGGTACCCCTACCCCATCGGAGCCTACCGACGCATTTGGGCAGTGCAAACTCCTGACCCCTGAGAATTATCATGGTCACTTCACAGCGTTCAAACAGGAGACCATGCTGCAATTTGGACCGTTCAAGTGGGTGCCGAAACGCGGCTCCGAGCAGTCGGTGGCCAGGATCCTGAAACCATCGATCAGGTTTGAACGCTCGGTCTGCACCGACATGGAGCCGTGTTTCATCGAACGTCGGGCTGAGATGTCGGAGGATCAGAAGAAGGCCTACAAGCAGCTGATCGCCCAAGCCGCTACTGAGGTCCGAGGCTCGACAGTGACAGCGGTCAACGCAGCTGTGCTGATATCAAAGTTGGTACAAACGGCCTGTGGCGTGGTCATAGCAGCCGACGGCTCCCTGGTCAAGTTCGACTTCGGCCCGCGCATGAGCGTCCTTGAGGAAGTGATCGCCGAGAACGATGAGAAAGTGATTGTCCTGGTGCCGTTTACCGGCGCACTCGATGCCGTGGCAACCGAGCTGAGAAAGAGATGGTCAGTGGCGGTGGTCGATGGCCGGGTGTCCGCTGGAGCCCGGACGACGATATTCAGGGAGTTCAGGACGCTGCCCAACCCGCATGTCCTGGTCGCTCATCCCCAGGTCCTGGCCCACGGCCTCGACCTCACCGCAGCCACGCTTACGATCTGGTACGCGCCTACCTACAAGGCTGAGGTCTACCAGCAGGCCAACGCCCGGATGGACGGCAGCAAGCAGAAGATCAAGATCGATATCTGCCACCTGTACGCCACCGCTGAAGAGAAGAAGATCTACCAGGTGTTGAAGGACAAAGGTAAACTTCAAGAGGTCGTCCTCAGCCTGAGCAATATAAAAATGTAAACCAAGCAACAAATAATATTTGACAACCCGTTGACGAAGTTGTAGGGTGTAGGAAAGGGGGAAGGAAAGATGAAAAACCTACAGGAGACCACCATGCAGAAGATAAACTTTTTCAAGGCTCAGGAAGTGCCAGGATCAGGCAACCAAGTTCAGGAGAAAACGCTTGTCTTCGACGAACCACTTCCAGAGTATGAGGACATGAAGTTCCACGCGGAGATGTTGAGAACTCAGGGTAAACTGCTGGCTAAAGAACTCGTGTCCGTCCTTCCGCAAGGAGTAGTGGACATACTCTTGATTGAACTGCTGGATCATACTCGGTCTTTACTGAGTGTTGTGCACCCAAAAACAGAAAAGTGGGTGAACGAGTCATGACCAAACCAATAGGCCTTTTAACCATGGCCGAGTATAAGCTCCTGCACCAGGCCTGCCCGAAGTGCAACCGCATCCCCGGCAGGATGACCAGAGTCAATTACCCGGCCCCGCCCGACCTCAATGTCGCCGACTGCGCCTGCGGGTGGATCGGCACCGTCAACGAACTTGTGAAAAAGGAGACCAAGACCATGGCAGTGACACACGTAACAGCAGAACAGGTGGTGGCGAAATATGTCGAGACCCGCGACATCATCGCCGCCAAGACCAAGGCCCTCAACGAGGAACTCGCCCTCTTGAAGGACCTGCAGAGCAAGCGGGAGAACTGGCTGATGGCCGAGATGAACAGGATCGGGGCGACCAGCATAAAGACCCCGCACGGCACGAGCTACATCGACACCGTCGACAATGTCTCGGTGGCTGACTGGTCGACGTTTTTCGGCTGGGTGCAGGAGGGGCAGAAGTTCGATTTCCTGACTCATGCCGTGTCGAAGTCGGCGGTCAAGCAGGCGATCGAGGATGGACAGCCGCCCCCTCCCGGCGTAAATTATAGTCAGTTCAAGAGTATTAAGGTGAGGCGGTCATGAAGCTGACTACTATCGCTATGCTCATGTCAATAGTACCTTGGGGGATTTTGTTTAAGTTTGTAGACCTCCCTCAAGTAGTAGGTGTAGGGATACAATTACTTGGACTTGGCCTTATGCTCGGCATAGGCTTGTCCGGAAAATGGATGGATATATAAGTAATCAACCCGCCCCCAGAGGGCACAGACAAATCTCAAGGAGATAAGAAATGAACGATCTTTTAATCCCCAGCATGGCAGAAGTCCCCGGCTACATTCTTAACCCCGAGCTGGCCCGTCAGGCCAACGACGACGCGGCGGCCGGCATCTCGACCGGTATGCCTCCGCGGTTGAAACTCTCGGGTAAGCAGTTCACCCTGGTCGATGCCAACGGCGACGAGACTGCATTCCCGGCGGGCAAGATGGTCATCGGTCCCGACGACAACGCCTACCTGCCGATGGTCATCTTGCGGGCAATTAAGCCTTTGCAGAAGGCATGGTACGCTGGGGCATACAACGCTGAAGAAGGTAACGCTCCGGACTGTTTCAGCACTGACAGCGTCCGCCCTGACCCGTCCTCGCCGGCAGTACAGAGTGAGTTGTGTGCCAACTGTCCGCACAATGCGTTTGGCAGCGGGACTGACCAGGCTGGCAATGCTACTAAGGGCAAGGCTTGTAAAGATACAAAAACCCTGGCCATCTTCATCCCTGGCAGCCGGAAAGTAGAGACCGACCCGAAGGCCTATATGTTCAAGATCCCGGCCGACAGCCTGAAGAACTTCGCCATGTACGTTAAATCATTGTCAGCGGCAGGTATCCCTCTTGGAACTGCCAAGACCTTGGTGACCTTTGACCAGACGGTAACCCACCCGAAAGTGATCTTCAAGTTCGGCGGTTTCCTGCCCCAGGACACCCTGCCCAAACTGGCCGAGATCGCCGCCCTGCCGGAGGTAGAGGACATTATCGCCGGTATGTCGTCAGCTCCTGCCTTGCCGGCACCGCCGGTTTACGCCGCTCCGCCGCAGGAGTACCAGGGGCAGGTGAACGCTTCTGAGGACGCTGCCAAGGT